TTAGGTTATCCAGGTGATGGAAATATATTAGAACCAGGTGCAACATTTAATTCTTTGAATGGTGTTAACCTAGGTGGATTAGAAGAAGAATTTGCAGAAGCAGATTTATCTTCAGGACCTTCTCCTATTCCTGAGATGCCACAAATTAAACCTGCACAAATTGCAGCAAGAAGATTACAAAAATTAATTGAAGACCAACTAGATGAATCAGATGCTAATGTTGCATTAAGAAGTGCAATCTTTGAATCTTGTTTATTAGGTACAGGAATCCTTAAAGGACCTTTTACTTATAATAAAACATTACACCAATACTCACAAGGTGCAGATGGTGCTAGAGAATATAATGCAGTAGAAGTTAAAGTTCCTAAAGTAGAATTTGTAAGCATATGGGATTTCTATCCAGACCCTAATGCTAGAAATATGGATGAAGCAGAATATGTTATTCAAAGACACAGATTAAACAGACATCAATTTAAAGATTTATTAAATAGACCTTACTTTAATAAAGAAGCTATTTATAAATGTTTAGAGATGGGTCCAAAGTATGAAAAGAAAAGTTGGGAAACATCTATTGATTCAGAAAATAATACACTAGGAGATTTAGAATCTAATAGATATGAAGTATTAGAGTACTGGGGAACTATAGATGCTATAACTGCTAGAGAACAGGGAATAGAAATTGATGATGAGATAGAAGATTTTGAAGAAGTTCAAGTTAATGTTTGGACTAGCAATGGAAAAATAATTAGGATTGTAGAAAATCCTTTTACTCCATTTAGAATACCATATCAATCTTTTGCTTATGAAAAAAATCCTTATCAGTTTTTTGGAATAGGTGTTCCAGAAAATATGGATGATGCACAATCAATTATGAATGGTCATGCAAGAATGGCAATTGATAATTTAGCATTAGCAGGTAATTTAGTTTTTGATATTGATGAATCAGCTTTAGTTCAAAATCAAAACATGGAAGTTTATCCAGGAAAGATTTTTAAAAGACAAGCTGGAGTTCCAGGTCAAGCAATCTATGGAATTAAATTTCCAAATACTGCTACAGAAAATATGCAGATGTTTGATAAGTTTAGACAACTTGCAGATGAATCTACAGGGATACCTTCTTACTCACATGGTCAAACAGGAGTAACAGGTATGACTAGAACAGCATCAGGTATGTCAATGCTTATGGGTGCAGCATCTTTAAATATTAAAACAGTCATTAAGAATATTGATGACAGCTTAATTAAACCTTTAGGAGAATCTATGTTCCAATGGAATATGCAATTCTATGAAGGTGATTTACCAATACTAGGTGATTTAGATATTAAAGCAACAGGTAGTTCTTCTTTAATGAGAAAAGAAGTTAGGTCTCAAAGACTTACTATGTTCTTACAAACTATTCAAAATCCATCTATTGCTCCATTCGTTAAGATTTCAGAGGTTATTAAAGAGTTAGCATATTCTTTAGATTTAGACCCTGATGAAATAATTAACTCTAAGAGTGAAGCAGAAATCTATGCTAAAATTATAGGATACCAAAACAATGCTCAACAAGGAATTGGCGAAGAAGCTCCTATCCCTGGTCAACAGCCAGGAATGGAAACACCTGGAGGAGTACCTCCACAAGGTGCAGGAACAAACAACGCAGGAAATGGCGAGGGGATTGACCCAACAAACAATCCACCAATGCCAGGGGAGATGGGTTTTTCTGGAACGACTGAAGAATCTGCCTAGTCAAATTAAAGATATTCTAAAAGATAGTGTTGACTAAAGAGTTTTAAGTTGTTATAATAACCATTAAGGATAAATATAAATGTACTCTCACAAGAAAAGAACTAAAAAAGCTACTGGTGGACTAATGGATATGCCACCTTATATTGCTAAAGAAGATAAGACAGATGATGGTATATCACCTTATGATATTAAAACACCTGAATCTGCTAGAAAAGGTTTACCTTCTAGATTATTAGGTAAGACTAGAACAAGATTTAATAAAGGTGATGTTGCTCTTTTAGATGAAGATGATATTCCAGAATTAGAAGAACATGATTTAGAACCTAGCGATACTAAATATTATACAGAAAGTGTTAAAGATAAATTAATTAATAAACAAATTAAAAAGTTAGAAAATCAAAAAGCAGTAATAGAAGATGCAAGTACAAAATCTAATATTGATAATCAAATTAAAAAATTAAAATCTATGAGGACAAAAGTTAAAGCAGCTCTAGGTGGTTATATGGATGAGAATGATATTTCAGAACAAACACCATTAGCTTTAAATATTGGTGGTGCAGTTGGAAGACAAGAAGATAGAAAAGATTATAAAGCTTATGCTGAAGGTGACATAGTAGATGATGAAGCAGTTATTGAAGATGATACAGCAATTGTTGAAGATGAAGCATACATGGAAGATGGTTCTTTATTAAGACCTACTGGTATGGAAGATGATATGTTATTAGAAGATGATATGTCAATGGAAGATGATAGTGATGTAGATGGTATTTTAGATACATCTTCATTATCAGAAGAAGAAGAAATAGTATTGGATGAAGCTATAGAAATGCATCCAGAGTTAGAAGCAATTATACCAAAGATAGTTGCAACAGAATTTACAGAGGATGAATTAGTAGAAGGACCAGGTGATGGAACTTCAGATTCAATCCCAGCCCTGTTATCAGATGGCGAATTTGTATTTACAGCTAAAGCAGTTAAAAGTTTAGGTGTTGATACATTAAGAGATATGATGGCACAAGCAGAAGCAGATTATGATGCTGGGCAAGTAAGTCAAGAAGAAGAAGCTGTATTAGATACAGAAGAATCTTTATTGGCATAACAGAATTTTTAGAGTGGTACTCTAAGAATAAACAAGCTACCTTATATTTATATAAGCCCTTGTAGCTTTGTTTTCAAACAAGTAACCAATTTTTAGCTACCTTCACAGTTAAGAAGCCCTAAAGGAGGAAACATGAAAGAAGACGAAGGACAAACTAAGGAAGTCAAAGCGAATCCTTATAACAGAAATAAAGCCTGGCATACAGAAGATATAATGCCTACAGATTTTATTACTGCCGATAATGGACCAGCAGATGCCAACACCGACCCTAGAGGTTTAGTTAGAGAAGCTACTGACAGTAATGTCAACCCTGATACTAACACAACTTTAGATTCGGCTACTTCGGATAAGTCTTTACAGGAATCAGCACTTAGTGTCGATTCAAAACCTTATTCAAAAGTTGACTACAAAAAAAGATATGACGACCTAAAACGATATTATGATAGGAAGTTAGGTGATTGGAATACAAAAGAAGGAGACCTTAAAGCACAGCTTAAAGAGAACCGACCAAAGTATGCACCACCGAAATCTGAAGAAGAACTAAAAATCTTCAAAGAGGAATACCCTGACATATATGGAGTTGTGGAAACTGTATCCCACTTGCAATCTCGTAATGAGATGACAAGTTTACAAGAAGAAGTTGAATCTCTTAAGAAAAAGAATGATTCATTAGCAGCTAGAGAAGCTCAATTAGAGTTATCAAGACTTCATCCAGACTTTGGTGATATCAAAGAATCAGATGATTTCCATAGCTGGGCAGACGAACAGCCAAATGAAATTAAATCTTGGATTTATGAGAACAACAATAATGGTAAACTTGCAGCAAGAGCAGTCGACCTGTATAAGAAAGACCGAGGACTTGGATTAGATAAAAAAACTACTACTGAGAACAAGCGACCTAAAGAAGGTGCTGATATGCTAGTTAAAACTAGAGAACATATTGGAGAACCAACTGGACAGAAGGTTGTTTTCAAAACTTCAGATATTAATAAAATGTCTGTCGATGAGTTTGAAAAATATGAGAAAGATATTATGATAGCTCAAAGAGAAGGTAGAGTTATAAAAGATTAACTTTGCTTTCATTTTTATCAACAAGTAAACAAATAAGGAAATAATAATTATGGCACACTTTACAGGTGCTAGTACAACCAACTTTGGTGGTGCAGCTCCAGCAGGAACACAAGCAAATTCGTTTTGGGTTCCAGAAATATATAGTAAAAAAGTATGGATGGCTTTAAGAAAAGCATCTACAGTAGAAGCAATCTGTAACACAGATTACATGGGAGAAATAAAATCCTATGGCGATACTGTTAATATAGTAAAAGAACCACAAATGACTGTGGCTGCTTATACTAGAGGACTAGCTACAACAGATGTTGCAATAACTGACAATGAATTAGTTCTAACAATCGACAAAGCAAACTACTTTAGTTTTGCAGTTGATTCTTTAGAAAAAAGATTCGGTCATATTAACTTTGCAGATACTGCATCTAATAACGCAGGTTACAAACTAAAAGATACAATGGATACTGAAGTACTTTTGGATATGTACACACAAGCTATTAATTCAGGTTCAACAACAGATTCGTTGACTCCTATTTTAGCAGTAGGTGGTGTTGCAGCTTCTAAACTTATCTTTGGTGCAATCGCAGCTCCTATTGCTATTAATCATGTAGCAGGTACTGACCCATTGAACTTTATGAGTTCATGTGCACAAGTTATGGATGAAAAAGACAACCCTGAAGAAAACAGATGGTTTGTTGCAGCTCCTGACTTTTACAACTCGTTATCAGATACTTCTTCTAAACTTTTATCCATTGATTACAATGCAGGTAAAGGTTCTTTAAGAAATGGTTTGGTTGCTTCAGGTCTACTTAGAGGATTTGCTATGTACAAATCTAATAATGTTAAAGACTCTGCAGGTAACGCATCAGTTCTATTTGGACATATGAGAAGTACTTCTTGTGCGAATGCAATGAATACAGTTGAGTCTTTCAGAAGCCCAACTACATTTGCTGACCAAGTAAGAGGTCTTCATGTATATGGAAGAAAAGTACTTGATAAATTATCAGTTGGTGCTGGTATTATCACAGTAACTTAATAACTTAATATTGGTAGGGGGTAGAAATATCCCCTGCCTTTTAACTATAAAGGAACTATTATGAACAGCAATTTAAAATTATCTATTATGGAATTAAAAGGTATTTGGAGAGACCATAAAAGATTTGTTATTGTCTTTGGTATTATTTTACTCATTGCAATAATAGTTTAAAAAATTTTATAGGATTAAAAATCCTAAAGTATTAAAGGTATAAACTATTACATGGCAAAAGATTATAAAACATTAGTCAATGAATTATTAGTAGAACTGAATGAACCAGAAGTTACTACAGTTGCTACAGGTGTTGGAATACAAAAACAAGTAGCTAATGTTGTTAACAGAGCTTACTTTGATATTGCTGATGCAGTAGATGATTGGTCTTGGTTAAGTTCTGATGTTCCTGATGACCCTTATTTTGGAAACACAATTGTACCAACAGTAGTTGGACAAAGATGGTATCTATGTAAAGCTGGTTCAGCAAATATAGATGCAGATTTTGATTCAGTAAACTGGACTATGTTTACTCTTGTCGATACTAACTCACCTTACACAAATAATAAATTAGCTTTTACAACTCTATCTTCATGGAGAACTTCTTATTCTTCAGCAGAAGAAGAAAATGCAAGAACGAGTTCCTATGCTACTCCATTAAGACTTATAAGAAGTTCTGATGGTAGAAGATTTGGATTATCTCCAATACCAGATAAAATTTATAATATACATTTCTTTGCATATAATAGACCTACTGCTTTAGCAGCAGATACAGATACAGTTTTATTCCCAGAACAATACAAACCAGTTTTACTAGCAAGAGCTAGATATTATTTATATCAATTTAAAGATAACATTGCTCAATCGCAGTTAGCTTTAGATGAATATAAAAAAGGCTTACAGAGTATGGCTGATAATTTAAATTCGCCACAACCACAATATATGTCGGATGTAAGATTTAGTTACTTACTACCATAGGATAATAAAATATGCCAACACAAGGAGCTTCCATTACTGTCGCAGGTGGATTAGATTTAGTATCAAGTAGTCATGCTTTATTTAGAACACCAGGTGCTGCAACTATATTAGAAAATTTTGAATCAGCTACAACAGGTGGTTACAGAAGAATTAATGGATATACAAAATGGGGTGCAGGTTCAGCTACAGCACCATCAGGAAGTATTTCAGATGCAATTACAGGATTAATTTCTTATGCAGGTGGAGTCCTTGCTTGTCAAGGTTCAGGAATTTATTGGTCAAATGATGGTATCACTTGGCTTCAAGTTAATAAAGATACTTATGTAGCTCAAACAGGCACAGTTGCAATTACTGCAGGTGCAGCAACAGTTACAGGAACAGGAACAGCTTTTACAACTGAATTTGCTGTCAATGATAGAATACAAATTAATAGTATTAATTATAGAGTACTATCTATAACAAGTAATATATTATTAACATTAGATAGTAATGTAGTTGCTTCAGCTTCAAGTCAAGTTGTAAAGAAAAGTGGAGTACTTGCTGCAGCTTTATCTAGTGCAACAACTATTTTAAGAAGTAATCAAACAAATAATAACTTTGATGTCTATGAATCAGATGGTGCTTATGGTACTTTATATATTACTGATGGAGTAAACAAAATTGGAGAGTTTCAAATAACAGTTTCAAGTGGTGTTAATACTTATTACTTTGAAGAATTAGTAGCTCCAGCTCCAGTTAATCCTAGTGTTTGTAGTATATTTTCAGAAAGATTAATAGTAGCAGGGCAATCAAGCTCAACAAGTACAGTAGCTTATAGTACTAGATTAAAGCCTTATGATTTTGAAGGTAGTTCAGCAGGAGAAATTGATGTTGGAGATATTATTACAGGGATTAAAGTCTTTAGAAATAGCTTAATTATATTCTGTAAAAATAGTATATTTGAGTTGACAAGTCTTGATTCTACCCCTATACTTAAATCTATAACTAAAAATATAGGTTGTGTAAGTGGAAATTCAATTCAGGAGATTGGAGGAGATTTAATCTTCTTAGCACCTGATGGATTAAGAACAGTTGCTGGTACAGCTAGAATTGACGATATTGAAATAGGTTCTATTAGTAGAAAGATTTTACCTTTAATAAATACTTTACTAACAAACATTCAACAATATACTATTTCTAGTATGGTGATTAGAGAAAAAAGTCAGTATAGATTATTTTATCATCAGTCAGGTCAAGGACAATCAGCACAAAAAGGAATTATTGGAACTTTTAAATTTGATGAAAATGGAGTTCCTGCTTTTGAGTGGAGTCAATCAATAGGAATGGATTTAAAATTCTGTTCTTCTGAATTAAACCCTCAGAACGAAGAAGTTAAATTTGGTGCAAATGAAAATGGTTATGTCTACGAAATAGATACAGGCGACAATTTTGATACAACAAATATTAATGCAAAGTTTCAAACACCTGATATGGATTATGGTGATAATGGTTTAAGAAAAAGTCTTTATGCAGTTAAAGCAAATATTAAACCAGAAGGAACACAACCAGATTTACAGATGAGAATCAGATATGATTTTGAATCTACAGATGTACCTCAACCTGGTGCAGTTAATGTAGGTTCTTTAAACTCTACATCTTTATATGGTTCTGCAGTATTCGGAACTGGAACATATGGTGCAGTAACATTACCAAGTAAGAAAATGATAGTAACAGGAAGTGGTTTTTCAAATAACTTTAGATTTTTTAGCGATGATACTAATGCTGCATATGCAGTCAATGGTTTATTTGTTTCATTTATAGCAGGAGGAAGAAGATAATATGGCAGGATATATACGACAGAGTGCAGCAGAAATTGTAGATACTCTTACAATAGATGCAGTAGATTTAAATAATGAATTTGATGCTATTGTTTCAGCATTTGTAAATACTACAGGACATAAACATGATGGTACAGCAGCTAATGGTCCAGTAATTGGATTGATTGGTGATGCTAATTTAGCTACTCCTTTAAATAAAATTAATGTAAATACAACAAGTGATGAATTAGAATTTTCTATTAAAGTTGGTGCAGCAGCTACACAACAATTTAAAGTTTCTGATGGATTAATTATTCCTTCAGTAGACAATGATATAGATTTAGGAACAGCAGCTAAACAATTTAAAGATGCTTACTTTAATGGTACAGTAACATTAGATGGTTTAGCTATTGGAACAGCTACTACTATTACAGATGTAGATATAGATTTAACTACAGTATCTGCAAGTGATGATACTCTAGCTAGTGCTAAAGCAATTAAAACTTATGTTGATGCACAAGTTGGTGGTGCTGATTTAGATTTTGAAGGTGATACTGGTGGTAATCAATCAATTGATTTAGATACTCAAGAACTTACTTTAACTGGTGGTACTGGTATTGATACTGTAGGTTCAGCTCAAACAATGACTTTTGCAATTGATACAGCAGTCGTTGTTGATAAAGATACAGCACAAACTTTAACAAATAAAACTTTAACAACTCCTATCATTTCTAGTATTTCAAATACTGGAACAGTAACCTTACCTACTTCAACAGATACATTAGTTGGTAAAGCTACTACAGATACTTTAATAAATAAAACTCTTACAAGCCCAGTTATTAATACAGATATTAGTGGAACAGCTTTCTTAGATGAAGATAATTTTATATCTGATTCTGATACTAAAGTTGCATCTCAACAATCAATTAAAGCATATATTGCTACTCAAGTTTCAGTAGGAGATATTACTGGAGTAACTGCAGGTGATGGTTTAACAGGTGGTGGTACTTCAGGTTCTGTTACTTTAGATGTTGTTGGTGGAACAGGTATTACTGCAAATGCAAATGATATTGCAATTGATGCAACAGTTGCTACATTAACTGATACTCAAGCTTTATCAGCTAAAACATTAACAAGTCCAGTTTTAAATGGTACTCTTAGTGGCACAGCATTCTTAGATGAAGATACTATGTCTTCTGATTCAGCTATAGCTGCAGCATCACAACAATCAATTAAAGCTTATGTAGATTCACAATCACATTCTAATGTTACAGCTTCTAGTACAACTACATTTACAAATAAAACAATAGATGCAAATGGTACTGGTAATAGTATTACAAATCTTGAAGTAGCAGATTTAGCTTCAGGTGTTCTTGATACAAATTTAACAGCAGTTTCTGCAAGTGATGATACTTTAGCTTCTGCTAAAGCTATTAAAACTTATGTAGATTCTCAACCTCACTCAAGTGTTACAGCAAGTAGTACAACTACATTTACAAATAAAACTATTGATGTAGATGCTGCAGGTAATTCAATTACTAATTTAGCAGATGCTAATATTAAAGCAGCAGCAGCAATTGATGCAACTAAGATTGCAGATGGTACAGTAACAAGTGCAGAATTTCAGTATATA